ACTGTGGTGGTGGTACGCACGATCTTTCCATTCTCACACTCGACGATGGTATCTTTGAGGTCAAGGCGACTGCGGGAGATACTCATCTAGGAGGCGAGGATTTTGACAATGCGGTCGTAGACTGGTGCGTCGCCGAGTTTAAGAAGAAGACAAAGGTCGATATCACAACGAATGCCCGTGCCCTCAGAAGACTTCGCACATCCTGCGAGAAGGCCAAGCGCACACTATCCTCAGCGACCCAGGCGGCCATCGAGGTGGACAGTCTTGCGGATGGCCACGATTTCCAGACGACTCTCACTCGCGCGAAGTTCGAGAGTCTCTGCGAGACCTTCTTCAAGCGCTGCATTTCTCCCCTAGACAATCTTCTCAGAGATGCGAAGATGTCCAAGGATGAGATCCACGAAATCGTGATGGTCGGTGGTTCATCACGTATCCCCAAGATCCGCGAGCAGCTCACGAGCTACTTCAACGGCAAGAAGCTCAATGACTCAGTGAATCCCGATGAGGCCGTCGCCTTCGGTGCGGCCGTTCAGGCGCACATTCTCACGGCTCCCAAGGGCACCTCAGATGCCACGACGGATATTCTCCTGATGGACGTAATCCCTCTCTCGGTTGGCCTTGAGACGGCGGGTGGCGTGATGACCGCGCTCATCAAGCGCAACACGACGATTCCCACGAAGAAGACGCAGACGTTCTCCACGTACGCGGATAACCAGCCTGGTGTTCTCATCCAGGTCTTCGAGGGTGAGCGTGCAATGACGAAGGACAACAGCTCCCTCGGTAAGTTCCAGCTCGATGGTATCCCCCCGATGCCCCGTGGAGTTCCGCAGATTGAGGTGTCCTTTGATGTGGATGCGAATGGTATCCTCAATGTGACGGCGGCGGAGAAGTCAACGGGCAAGTCGCAGAAGATCACGATTACGAACGACAAGGGTCGTCTATCCAAGGATGACATTGAGCGGATGGTTCAGGAGGCGGCGGCGGCGGCTGATGAGGACAAGGCGCGTATGGAAGTTGTAGAGGCACGCAATGGCCTGGAGTCCTATGTCTACAATGTTCGCAACTCACTCAATGACGAGAAGACGCGCGAGAAGCTCGGAGCCGAGGAGTGCGATGCTCACCTGGAGAAGACGAAGGTGTACATTGACTGGCTTGAGGCGAATCAGTCGGCCACGAAGGAGGAGTACGAGGCTCAGAAGAAGGCGGCTGAGGAGGATTTCAAGGGTTTCTTTATGAAGCTCTATGGAGCGCAGGATATGTCTGGGATGAATCCTGCGCAGGCAGCTGCAGCGGCTGCAGATGCTGCGAATGCTTCAGCGCCTCCTACAGATGCTCCTTCCCAGCCCAAGGTTGAGGAGGTTGATTAAAAGCCAACTAGCGTTGTCTTTCTAATCAACCAGTGAGGTCGATTGAGTGGTTTAAAAAAATGTAATTATCTAGTATAGAATGCCCAGGTCATCGAGTCCTTCTAAATCAAGAAATATTACGACAACACCTATACCCTTCAATAAAAATCTACCGGCTATAATTACTCCTGCAAGACCTTCTTTTTTACAGACAATGAAGGAGGGGGTTGCACTTGGTGTAGGAAGTTCGATTGGGCACCGACTTGTTGGAGCGATTATGGGTCCATCAATCATTGAGAAACCAATTGTAAATAAGAAACAAGAAGAGTATGATCAATGCATAAAAGATAATAATGATATTGCTGGATGTCAACATATTTTAAGAACAACCTGAAAAATTGAAACTCATGCATTTGTTTATATTGAATAACCAAATGAATCAGTCAAACCCAATTATTGATGTAAAAGATGAAAAGCGTACAGAAGAGTTGCAAAGGGAGAAATCTAAGACCTACTATCCTATAAAAGTCTGCTGTATTGTCTGGGATTTATCAGACGCAAACGGGGACAAGATGATTAAAATGATTAAGGATCACACCCACAAGTCCAATGCGCATTTTATGACACGTGTTTATGATTCAACCAAGTACACTGATGACTGTTATCAAATTACACGTCTTCCTGCCTTCCACGTGTATATCAAGGGTGCCTACAATAGAACCTTCTATACGAATACGCGGCCTCTCCAGCATATTGACGAATGCGTTGAATTACATATTCAGCGTCTTGAATCAAAGAAAATGAAACGGAAGCGATGGGCTACCTTATATGAATCCTTCGTCGCTTGGATAAAAAAGATGGCTCACCGAGAAACACGAATGGAGCGCTACCAACGAGAGGAAAAAGAAACAAATGAACTCAATGAATTTAAAAAAATAAAATCCTTTGAATCGAAGCTTCAAAAGGCGGAGTCTGTACCTGTTTCAGAGTGGAATTAACTTGTGCTCGTGAACCTCGTATCCAAGATGTGCCGCGTGAATTAGAATTGCTGTGGCCACAGCTATTTTTTTGTATTCTAGCCATTCTGCAGGATTACCCTTAATTGCTAAAAGACGCTCAGCCTCTTCGGGACCCTCAACTGTGTAGCATTCGATACTAAGAGAATCCTTCTCCGTATAGACATTTGATATGTAGCCATCAAAGTTCGGGCCTTGAATTCCATAGATATTCTTCAGAGATGAATACCAGGATTCCTTTGTTATAACACTATGGCTAACTCCAGAGTCTCCTAAAGTCTTTAGGAGAACCTTGAATTTGGATACGAGCATTGTTGTACTGATTTATTTTATAAAGGGCTTGATCAAATTTTACCCTTGATTAATTATCAGTAATTGCATCAAGCAACGTGCCAAAGCCAATTCCTCCCATAAGAACAACTCCAACGACCATCAAGATAATCCCTCCCGTTTTTGAACCGGAACTATTCTTATCCGATTTCTTGGAATACATAAGATATCCTGGAATGAAGAAGGCTAAGCCAATCAATAAGAATACCATTTGTGAAAGACTAACACCGATGCCGATTCCAAATCCCGTCTTTATTAAGGACTTCATAGACATTGAATTACGCGCCATTCTTCTTCTAAGATAGACGCGGATAAAAATCCTTTAGAAGAGAATATCAATTGGATAGATGCCTTGTGCTTGTCAAATTCCACAACCGAATTATCCTGAAACTGCAAACTGGGGACCCATCCTATGGACAGTCTTACATGCCTTAGCAGAAAAGGGTGGCAAGGTGGTTGCACCTTCCTTTCGCGATGATGAGCGCAGACAATGGGCAAATATTATTCCTCTTTTACCGAAGATTATTCCGTGTCCAGATTGCAGGGCTCACGCCGAAGCCTGGATTCTTTTAAATCCAATTACGGCCATCAAGACTCTCGGAGACTCAGAAATCTACGACTGGCTGACAGATTGGTTCTACAGATTTCACGAGGATGTGAATCGGCGTACAGGGAAGCCATCGTTTGACAAAGCACTGCTTCCTCAACTCTATGGTAGGACATCTATACCCGAGGCTCTCAAGGCACTTAAGGCCCCGATTGAATTGGCGATTCGTCTTTCGGGAATCACCTTGTTGCCGTGGCAGAAATGGTTCGGCCACATTAAAATGCTTTCCTCGTTTTACGGGCTCTAATGATTAAAAATTATTGAACTTTTTCAGAGGTGCAATCGTTCCACTTAACGAGGGAATATATTTGCTGATGACATCCACTATACCCGTATAATCAATATCAAACAAAATAATCACTCCAGAGAATCGTAAGATAAGTGTATCTTCAAATTCCAGACCAGGGAACTGATGAATTAAAAAGAAACCAATCAAATAAATTCCTGCAGATAACTTGAATATGGTATCTGATAAAATATATGCATCTGAATTCTCTGTATGTTTCTTAAAAAATATCGCAACAATCTGTACTATAATCAATAGTTTAAGGATTATAAAATAGATTTGATATGCCTTCATAGACTTCTAGTCATAGGATAGAATTTAGGGTTTATAGCCTATGGCATAGCCACAGTCTTCTTGACCTTAAATACTTTCTTTGTTGCACCAGAGGCAATTGTTGCCGGTGCTGCTGCCGTTCCCGTCAGGCTAGGCCCACCCGTCCATAGGCGCAGCCAATCCTGAAACATCGCCTTACACGCCTTTGAGGCCGCCGCAATGGCCGCGCGGGCTGTCAGCTCATTGGAATCCTCCACGCCAATGCGCAGAAGCATCTCATCCTTCAGCGGATGGGGAATCTTGTATCCCGCAAACATAATACGCGGCTGAGCCTCACCCTCCACGTGATTGTCCACGAGCCACGTCTGAATCATATTGCCGAAGGTGTGGTCCTGACCCTTGAGAATGAAATCGAATCCCGTAATCTGTGCATCCGAAGGTAGCACCGTAATGGTATCAGGCAGGTCGCCGACATCAAGGCCCTCATATTCCCCACACATCTTGATGAGACCAAGAAGGGCTCTCTCGATAATGGCACGAGGTGACATCGTACCGACTGACTCAATCTCGAAGTCAAAGCTGTTCGGCTCACCCTTCTCATCCACCTTGAAGATACGCTGAATCTGCATTGTCTTGAACTCTCGGTCAAGCTCACCACGGCGCTCCTCATCCTGCTTGAGACTCTCGGGATCCACATTCTTGTGGGTAACCAGCCACTTCTCAAAGTAGGCATTGCGTCTCTCCGTGTTGACATCTAGGCTATTTCCGTAGGATGCCTGGCACGTGGGGATGAAACGGGCGTGCTCACGTCCGGTGCCTACGGTTGCACGCATCTCGGCCTTGAGTGAAGGCGTTACGGCTGAGCGTTTACCGGGAAGACTCGTAATGAGACACGTGTCGCGCGTCAAATAGTGAGGCACGAAGAAGGTTGAACCGGGAATCTCTACGAGGCTCTCTGTCAAATCAGCCGCCTTACGGCGCTCAAAGACCTTGATGTCTGAAGCGGTGACATCGAGAATCTCGGGTGAGGTATTCTCCAGGTCAATACGGAAGACATAGCGGTCTGGGTCAAACTTCTGGGCATCGACACCGTGAATGGGAATGAGACTGATACGGTGTGCAAGAAGTTCATTTGGCTGGGTGTGGCTGTCGTTGTGCAGAATCTTAATGTCTGAATTCTCAATGACAATGCCCGGCGGATCCGAGCGGAAGGCTACGTTATCCACCAGGGTCATAATTCCACGGCGCAGCGTATTCGCGAAAGGATATGAGGTATTTGCTAGGGTGAATTTTAGGCGTCTCTGGGAAAGAGGCTTAATATCTTCAAAGGATGCCATTGTACTAGTATTGGAATCGGTTTGATAATCAAATTTTATAGCGTGTACTTTATATTTATTTGGAATGCGTAAAATACCTTGCCTAAGTAGATGAACGCTTCTGCCCCGGCTCCCAATGTCGCCGCTAACTCTGGAAACAAGGGAAACAACAAGGGTTCCTTTATGTCAATGCTCGGTATGGGAACCCCTGCGAATAATGCGGCGGCTGCGCCTAGTGCGCCAGCAGTAGGAGGTCGCCGCCGCTCTACGCGCAGACACCGTAAGATGTCTCGCAAGCACAGATCAAAGAAGTCCAAGAAGTCCAAGAAGTCAAAGAAGTCCAAGAAGTCCAAGAAGAGCCGTAAGGGACGCAAGTAAACAGTAAACAGTAAACGGTAAACAGTAAACAGAAAATCACACGAATAAGTAGAATGCCAAATACAAACCCATCTTCATCAGAGTTAAATGCTGCAGAGGGACTCGCCTCCCTTGGGAAGCCATCTTCTTCCGAGTTAAATGCCGCCCAGGGACTCGCCTCGCTTGGAACAAAGCGCAAGAATTTAAAAGGCGGTGCACTTTTGCAGGCGCAGCCATCAAAAAAAGTGCGCAAAAGCCGTAAGAGTCGCAAGGCTCGTAAGACTCGCAGACACCGTAAGTAAACACTTGGGTTTTTGGGCTTTTTGCGCACTTTTTTCTAAAAAGTGCAGTTTTTGCGGACTTTTTTATAAAAAGTCCAGTTTTGCGCACTTTTTTAAAAGTGCTGCGGATTTACCAAAGATGTTTGGAGCAAAGATAAAATAGAATGGCTCTACGGCAAGGACAACCACCCAACATTTGTTTTTATAGCAACAAATGTGATTGGTCAGAAGCGTTCATAAAAGAAATT